TACATCTTTAAATCCAATTGATGTTGGAACATATCAAGTGCCAACATTTGGACTTCGTATTCCAGAATCTGGTTCAGATTTTGATGCAGATTTGATTTACTACAAAGGTAGAATTTCTAAAGTATACATTAATAACGCTGGTGTGTTCGGCATCAATGATGGTGTTCCAGCACAAGCTGGTAATCAGAGAGCAGAATCTCCACCAACTAAGCCAGATACATTAGAAATTGCTGAACTTAATATTCCAGCGTATCCTTCTCTGCCGTCAGAGGTGAAAATCAGATTGTTGAAAAACAAACGATTTACTATGCGAGATGTTGCAAGAATAAATGAAAGACTTGAAAGACTAGAGTATTTTACTGCATTGAGCTTCTTAGAGAAGCAAGCAACAGACACTACAGAATTGGACAATGATGGATTAGACAGATTCAAAAATGGTATTCTTGTTGACACATTTACTGGTTGGGCTGTAGCATCTACATCCGATGATGGTAAAGATTGTGCAATTGATAAGAAGAATAAATTATTGACATGTTTACAAGACAATGCAAACACGATTGGTCTTCGTTATTCTACATCAGCTTCTGTTTCAACAACAACTATAAATTCTGGCAACAAAATTATGTTGTCGTATACTGAAGTTGAAGCAAAGGGATTAAAACAAGATAAAGCATCTAGACAATTAAGACTTGCTGAAGAATTAAACTTTATTTGGACTGGTGATTTGATTGCTGTACCATTTACAGACACTTTCTTTGACACTACAAACGATCCTACAAAATCAGTTGTTTACAATGATGACCAAGGCGCAGATAACTGGAAAGCATTAGTGAGTGCATGGAATACAGAAGTTGCACCTTTAAATCAAAAATGGCTTGGTAGTTCACAACAAACTGCAATTGTTGCTGGAACAAATCAAACAACTCAAGTTGGCCAATTTAATGTCACTACTGCACTACAGCAAACAACACAAGAAGCATATAATCAATTGGCAGCAGGCAATCAAACAACATCGTCTACACAAGATGTTAAGTTTGATAGAGTTGTTCAGGTTGAAGCCGCACTTAGAATGCGTCCTCGTGATTTTGTTATTCAAGCCACAGGATTAAAAAATAATGCTAGAGTTTATGCATTCTTTGATGGTGTAAACGTCACTGCAAATTGTTTTCAAATCTCATTGTTTGGCACTACTACAGTACAATCATTAAACGCCCTAATGAACAGTGCAGGTCAACTGACTGGCAATAGTGGAAGTACTTGGGAAGCTATCGCTAATGGTGCAACACAGCCACTCACTGTTAATAATAATCAAATTATATTATTGTTTGAAGTTCCATCTGGCAAATTTTATACTGGTCCACGTGAATTCAAAGTTACAGACAGCCCTACAAATTCTGAGGGAACAACATTAACTAGTGCAAGAAATACAATTTTCTCACAAGGCATTTTACAGAAGACTGGTTCATTCACAATTAACTCTCGCCCATTTAATGCAACATTCATTGCCGCAGATAATATTAGATCATTGGGCAGAAAAGTTATTTCTCAACAACGTGTTGAGGTTGGCAGGGCAGCAGTGCCAATTCCACCACCACCACCAAGAAACTTTGATCCATTGTCTCAAAGTTTCTTTGTTGATCCAGATACATTCACAAAAGGATTCTATTTAACTTCTATTGATCTTTTCTTCAGAACAAAATCACAAGAAAATACTAGAAATGTAAGAGTTGAAGTTCGTGAAATAGAAAATGGATTTCCATCTGCACAATTTGTTAATGGTAGTGATAGTGCAGTTGTTAACAATGTAAATATTAATATAAGTGAAGATGCATCAACCGCAACTAAATTCACATTTAAAAATCCTATCTATTTGAGTCCTGGCAATGAGTATTGTTTTGCTGTTAAGCCTGAGAATAATGATCCAGACTTTGCAATTTGGGTTGCTGAATTGGGTGCAATTGACATTACTCTTCCTGACAGACAAACTAGAATTGAAAGTGCATACAATAGTGGAATTTTGTTTACATCTTCTACTGATACAACATGGACAGCAAAACAAAATATTGATATGAAATTCACAATGAGAGTTGCGGAATTTAATACTTCAGAGCAAATTGCATTTTGGACTAATATTCCAGAAACAACTGCATTTACTTATGATGCATTGACTCCAGCTATTAGCGATCAAATTCTTCCTGAAACAAATATCACATATGATATCAAGACTGCGGACAGCACATTTACAGTTGATGCTGATTATACTACAGTTAAAAATTATGAAAGACTGGTATTACGTTCTAGAAAACAAATTTCTACTACAGCTTCAGAGACAGCAAGTGCATTTAAATCTTTGCAAGTAAGAGCAACATTGTCTACAGCTAACAAGTTTATTAGTCCGTACGTTGACAATGAAAGTATTAGATTCCATTTTGATAAAAATATTATCAACAATTTAGACAGCACAGAGGTGAGCGGAACAGTCACATATAGTTCTGGCAATAATGTTGTTATTGGTACTGGTACAACTTTTACGACACAAGTGTTCGCTGGTGAATACGCATACTTTGGTGACGAATATCGCAGAGTTTCTTCAGTATCAAATAACACGTTCTTGACTGTTATAAACAACTTCGCTACATCAAATGCAGTCAGTCAAGCAATGTCTATTCGCAATGAAGAGAATCCAACTGGACCATATTCTTCTGAGTCTAGATACATCACTAAAGTTGTGACACTAAATGACGGATTTGAAGCCGCAGATTTAGTCACTTATTTGAGAGTCAATCGCCCACCAGGAACTTCAATTAAAGTCTATGCTAAATTATTGAATGAAAATGATACAGATGCATTTGACGATAAATTCTATACTCCTATGGAATTAGTTGGAACTGAAACGTTCACACTAAATCAGAATGAGTATAAAGAAGAAAAGTATGTTGTTCCGTCTGTAGCCAAAACTGGTGGTTCTGAATTGCTTTCTGGGACAGTTGCAACCTCTAACGTATCAACAACAGTTACTGGTACATCTACTCGATTTATTGAAGACTTGAAGATTGGTGACACAATTGCTGTCGGTTTAGCTAGAACAGAACGTGTAGTTTCTACGATTGCAAATAACATATCATTGACAGTTGAATCTGCATATTCTACACTTTCTTCTAGCCAAGACGTTTTCCGTGTTCTAAATAACACAGTTGCATATACGACACCTGATGCAAGAACATTTCAAGGATATAAACAATTCGCAATTAAGATTGTTTTCTTGTCTAGCAATCCAAGTTTTGCATCAAAAGTAAAAGATTTAAGAGGAATTGCATTAGCATGATAGCAGAAAAGATTTTAATTGCTGATCCTGTCCGTGGGTTTACTGAAAGAGATAGAAATTCTAAAGCTATACTAAATACAGACATGAATTCATTATTGCAATATAAAATTCAAAAAAGAAAAATCTCTGATATAAACAAGAGTAGAAATGAGATTTCTTTGATTCGCAACGAAGTGGACAGTATTAAATCGGACCTCAGCGAAATTAAACAATTATTGTTACAAATAACTAACGAGAGATAAAATAATGCCGATACCACAAGTAGAGTTATCAAACACGTTTAATGAATTTAGAAGCACGTTTAATGATGCGGCTAATACAATAAATAATATGCCAACCACGTTCAGTGTCTGCAATACTACAAATATAGTAAGTTGTATTTCGGGCTCAGGCGGTACAGGCAGCAGCAACTTCTTCGCTGGCAACTGTGCTGGCGCCTGCAACACCACTGGCGGCTACAACAACTTCTTTGGCAATAATGCTGGTTTCCGCAACACCACTGGCGGCGGCAACAACTTCTTTGCTAGCAATGCTGGCGCCTGCAACACCACTGGCAGCAACAACAACTTCATTGGTGCCTGTGCTGGTCGCCGCAACACAATCGGCACCAACAACAACTTCTTTGGTCTTAATGCTGGTACCGAAAACACCTCTGGCAGCTACAACACCTTCATTGGTAAATATGCTGGTTATTATAACACCGAGGGCAGCAACAACAACGTCATTGGTAAATATGCTGGTCAACAGAACACCACTGGCAACAGCAACTTCTTCGCTGGTCAATGTGCTGGCGCCTGCAACACCACTGGCAGCTACAACAACTTTTTTGGCAATAATGCTGGTTTCTGCAACACCACTGGCAACTATAATAACTTCTTTGGTTTTCAAGCTGGTTACAACAACACCACTGGCAGCCAAAACAACTTCTTTGGTCGTTATGCTGGTCGCTACAACACCGAGGGCAACAACAACTTCTTCGCTGGTCAATGTGCTGGTTACAACAACGCCACTGGCAACTACAACACCTTCATTGGTAATCGTGCTGGTTATTATAACACCGAGGGCAGATACAACAACTTCTTTGGTAATTCTGCTGGTTACAACAACACTACTGGCAATAACAACATTTTCTTTGGATGTAATTCAGGTTGTGTAGTAACCACTGGTGGTTGTAATACAATCGTTGGTTCGATAGTAGGTACTGCTGGCTTATGTGATACAGTTATTCTTGCTGCAGGCACATGTGAAAGATTGCGAGTAGATTCAACTGGGTTGAGTATCAATGGTGCACCATTCACCGTGGCCAGCGCATTTAATGTTTGTAATACAACTAACATCGTGAGCTGTATTTCAGGCACAGGTGGTACTGGTACTAATAACTTCTTCGCTGGCAACTGTGCTGGTCGCTGCAACACCACTGGCAGCAACAACTTCTTCGCTGGATTGTGTGCTGGTTTCAGCAACACCACTGGCAGCCACAATTTCTTTGCTGGCAACTGTGCTGGTTACTCCAACACCACTGGCAACTACAACAACTTCATTGGTAACAATGCTGGTCGCTCGAACACCACTGGCAGCTACAACACCTTTATTGGTCAAAATGCTGGCCAATGCAACACCTTTGGCAGGGACAACTTCTTCGCTGGCCGATGTGCTGGTTTCAAGAACATCACTGGCATCCACAACATCTACATTGGTAACACTGCTGGGTTTGAAGCGCGGCGTGGCAACAACAACTTTTACGCTGGACTTTGTGCTGGTTATTGCAACTGCGGTGGCAGCAATAACATCGCCATTGGCCACCAGGCTGGTTGCTCAGGCCCTGGCGGCGGCGACAACATCTACTTGGGTTGTTTTGCTGGTCGGTGCGGCGGCAACGCCAACCACAACAACTTCTTTGGCCAATGTGCTGGTGTCAGTAACACCGATGGCAGCTGCAACACCTTCATTGGCCAATGTTCTGGTCACTCCAACACCACTGGCAACCACAACATCTTCATTGGTATACGTGCTGGTGCCTGCAACACCTTTGGCTGCTACAACAATTTCTTTGGTCGTTATGCTGGCCTAAGCAACACCACTGGCTGCAACAACAACTTCTTTGGTCATTATGCTGGTCGCGGCAACACCACTGGCAGCCACAACTTCTTTGCTGGCAATTGTGCTGGTTTTTCCAACACCACTGGCAGCAACAACAACTTCGCTGGTCAATGTGCTGGTAATAGAAATACCACTGGCAACAACAACAACTTCATTGGTAACAGTGCCGGCAAGTGCAACACCCGCGGCAGCTACAACAACTTCTTTGGTTTTCAGGCTGGTTTCAACAACATCGGTGGCAATCACAACTTCATTGCTGGCCAATGTGCTGGTTATTGCAGTGTCACTGGCACATACAATACTTTCATTGGTCGTTTTGCTGGGCGATACAACACCACTGGCTGCTTCAACAACTTCATTGGTAACAGTGCTGGTTACTGCAACACCAGTGGCAGCAACAACAACTTCTTTGGTACCAGTGCTGGTTTCTGCAACACCACTGGCAACTATAATAACTTCTTCGGTTGCACGGCGGGGCGCAACAACACCACTGGCAGCCACAACACCATTTTTGGTCGTAGTGCTGGCAGCGACAGCACCACCGGCATCGGCAACAACATTTTTGGTAACACTGCTGGTAATAGAAACACCACTGGCGGCTACAACAACTTCTTTGGCACTAATGCTGGCCGTTACAACACCACTGCCAGCTACAACAACTTTATTGGTGCCGGTACTGGACACAAAAATACCACTGGATGCTTCAACACATTCATTGGTTCCTATGCTGGTAATTGTAACACCACTGGCAGCTTCAACACATTCATTGGCCAATGTGCTGGTCGCTTCAACACCGCCGGCAACAGCAACTTCTTTGCTGGCCAGTGTGCTGGTTTCTGTAACACCACCGGCAACAACAACACCTTCATAGGAGGAGCTGTCGGCGACGCCGCCCTGACGGATACGGTAATCATTGCTGCAGGTGCAACCGAGAGAATGCGGATTGATAGTTCGGGTGTCATTTCATACACGGGTTCTCTGACTGTATCTGCATACACTGAAACCATCACCGCCAGCGGCACAGTAGGAGCAACAGCAACCCTAGCAATCACTGCGGGAACTGTACTGACTGCTACGCTGACTTCTGCCACGGCATGTACGTTCACGATGCCCACGGCTACTGCGGGCAAGTCATTCATCTTGCTGCTCAAGCAACCAGCAGCAGGTTCAGCAACTACAGCAACTTTCACTAGTGTTAAGTGGGGGTCTGCAGGAGCTCCAACTATCACTGCAACTGTTGGCAAGCTGGACATTCTTTCATTCACTTCAGACGGCACGAACTGGTACGGTTCAGCCGCTCAAGGGTATACGTACTAATATGTTTGCATACACTAAACTGATGGTGGCTGGCGTAGGTCGGGTAACACCTACCGACGTTCAATACCTAGTAGTTGCAGGTGGAGGTGGTAGTGCGTACTACGCTGGTGGAGGTGGGGGTGCTGGCGGTATGTTGACTGGATCAACCACTTTATTTAAATCAAAGGTTTATATAATTACCGTTGGCGGTGGTGGTAGCGGAGGAACCTCCGGTGTAAATGGATCTAATTCGTCTATTGATAGCTTAATAGTAGCTCTTGGTGGCGGTGCAGCAATTAGCTTTGCAGCTGGCAACTCTGGTGGCTCAGGAGGTGGCGGTAGTCTCAATAATGCCGCCGGCGGGTCAGGTACTGTTGGTCAAGGTACAGCTGGTGGCAATGCCACCACCCCCATAGCCTATGGCGAACAAGGCGGAGGAGGTGGCGGTGGTGCGGGTGGTGCTGGCGGCAATGGTGGTGCTGGCGCATACGGCGCAGGCTATGGCGGTGGCGGTGGTGCCGGGGCAAGTTCATCAATTACAGGATCATCAGTAACCTATGCCGCTGGTGGCGGAGGTGGTGGATCATATCCTGGAGGCGGTGCCAATGGCGGTTCTGGTATTGGTGGCAACGGTAACGTCGGTGGTGGCGGAGCAGCTGGAGACGGCGCAATTAATACTGGGTCCGGTGGCGGAGGTGGTGGAAATTATTACGGCACCCCAAGCAATGGCGGTAATGGCGGAAAAGGAGTAGTTATTATTTCTGTACTAACAGCAAATTACTCTGGAACTACAACGGGCTCCCCTACGGTAACTACATCCGGCGCGAACACAATTATCAAATTTACCGATTCGGGAACTTTTACAGCATGACAGCAACAATGCGGCCTGATCCCCCCAGAGACGGTGATGCTGGAAGGTAGTAACAGCGCACTGCTTCAGGTTCAATTACATTTTAAGGAAAGAAAACATGTCTAATTTTGCACAAGTAGTTGACGGTATCGTCACTAACGTAATCGCAGCTGAACAGGACGTGATCGACACTGGTCTATTTGGCACAGGCTGGGTTCAGACCAGTTACAATACGCATGGTGGTGTGCATCCTAATGGTACACCCCTTCGTAAGAACTACGCCGGCATTGGATACACCTATGATAATGAGCGTGATGCGTTCATCCCTCCTAAGCCATACGCAAGTTGGGTACTTAATGAAGATACCTGTCTATGGAACGCACCAGTTGCGCGACCAACAGATGACAAGATGTACATGTGGGATGAAGACACTGGCGCTTGGATTGTTATGCAACCTGTGTCGACTGTGACTGCATGATAAAAGAAAGACTGGTATTGTTGGAAACTAAAACTTGACATTTGTTTTTATATGATGTATACTGTGTAATTATTAGAATATAATATGGAGAAATTGTTATGAAGAAAATTTTGATTGCAACTCCTTGTTTGGATCAAAAAGTTGATGCATATTTCGTGCATAGTCTTTGTGAATCTATCAAACTTGGCATTAAAAATGATCTTGATATTCGTTGTGTTTTTCTTGCCAATGAGAGTATTCTTCCAATGGCAAGAAATGAACTTTTTGCGCTAGCATATAAAGAAAACTACGACACAATGGTTTTCATTGATGACGATGAAAGTTGGAAAGAACATGCACTAATTGAAATCATTCAGTCAAACAAAGATGTTGTGTCCTTACCCGTTGTAAATAAGGGTGACATTGATATTGCATTTAATGTTTGGCTAAACAAAGATTCAGAAAAAGATCCATCTGATGGTTACATAAAAATCAATAAATGTGGCACAGGATTTTTAAAACTATCAAGAAAAGTAATTAAAGACCTCTGGAACTCAAACACTGAGTTGATGTTTAGAAACAAAAAAATAAAGAATATTTGTGAGTATACATATGTGAATGGTGATTTTATTGGTGAAGATATCACGCTCACTAAAAAAATCAAAGAACTTGGATATGACATTTGGTTAAATCCAAATCATACAGTTTCTCATATTGGCAATAAAATGTACAAGGGAGACTTTAAAGCTAAAAATAATTTATGATTGATATTATTATACCTACTATGTGGATGGCTAAAACAACGCTAGATGCAATAGAAAAATATTGCAAACATCCAAAAGTCAGTAAAGTCATACTGATAGACAACAATGCTAAGATGCAACCTAAAGCATTTTCTAAAATTGCATCCGATCCAAAAATACAATATGTATCATATGGAAAAAACATATATGTAAATCCAGCGTGGAATGAAGGCTATTACAGATCCAACTCCGATATTATTGCAATCATCAATGATGATATCGTTGTGAATGATGATGTATTTGATTTAGTATTGAATCACGATCCACAGCCCGGCGATTTGATTGGTGTAAATCTGCGCGGCCGTCAAAATAATTATAAGATTGATGATATCATTGACACTGAAGAAGAGATTGTTGAATTAAATTATAACAAGAATTCTCCTATTGGTGGGCAAGCATGGGCATTTGGTATCTGCATGTTCATGCACAGAAAAACCTATAGAATTATTCCTAGCATCTATCAGATTTGGTACGGAGATGATTATCTAGCGCAGAGTGCAAAAAATGTATATGCAATCAATAGCAATAAGATAAAAGGTACCATATCGGAAACTCTTAAGAAGTTTAATAATCCGAATGATGAAATTTCTAAACGAATTGAGTTAGACTCTAAAAATTTTCTAATGTTTAATCATTTTCAAAATGGAAAGAACTGGGATATACCAAAAAATATGATTTCTACATATGAGAGTCAAAGAAAATCTATAGCACATAATGTATTTGAAGCTGAATATCAACAAGCAAAACAAACGCTAAGTGATATAAATGAAAACGTACATATATTGTACGACATGGCCAAAGAATGTGAGACAGTGATTGAGTTTGGTGTAAGAACTGGTGTCAGCACAAGAGCATTTTTGAACACCGATGTTTCACTTACAGCATTTGATATTGAAAAAAATAATGACGTTCAAAAACTTTTTACATTAGCTAAAGATCAAGGCAAAAAAGCTGAATATATTATTCGGGATGTTTTAAAAATTGAAATACCAGAAGTAGATTTGTTGTTTATTGATACTCTTCATACATACGCACAACTAAGACAAGAACTTGCGCTGCATGGAAATAAAGCCAAAAAATATTTAATTTTTCACGACACACATACGTTTGGAACATCGGGCGAGATGAAGAATGATAAGAAAGGACTGCTGCCGGCAATTATAGAGTTCCTGATAACTAATCCACATTGGGCTTTTCATATACATAAAACAAATAATAATGGATTGACAGTATTGAAACGACTAAATAAATCATCTGAGGAATTAAAATGAAGCAAAATATGAAATATAGCATTTTTCACGTACAGGGTGGCATTGGTAAACATATTGCAGCAACAGCAGTTGCAAAAGCAATCAAAAACAATCATCCAGATAGAAAACTAATTGTTGTTTGTGCGTATTCGGACATATTCATAAACTTATCTTTTGTTGACAGAGTTTTTGTTATAGGTAGCACAAGTTATTTTTATCAAGAATACATTCAAGATAAAGATTCTATAATTTTTCACCACGAACCCTACTATACAACAAATCACATTCACAAAAGAAAAAAACTTATTGAAAATTGGTGCGATTTATATAATCTAAAGTACAATGGTGAAACACCTGAGTTGAAGTTTAATAAACTACAATTTGATGTGTCTAAAACTGTTTGGGGTAGAAAAAAACCAGTAATGGTTCTACACACGAATGGTGGCCCAATGTCAACTGATGCTAAACCATATTCCTGGACAAGAGATATGCCTATCGACATTGCACAAGAATTGGTTGAACACTACAAAAAAGATTATCACATTTATCAAATCACTAAACTAAATTCTCCAAAATTAAATAATGTTGAGCACGTATTTGCTACACCACAACAAGCATTATCACTAATGGAATTGTTTAGTATTTTTCTTCACAGCAAAAAAAGAGTATTGATTGATTCTTGTATGCAACATGCTACAGCCGCAATGAAACGAAAATCAACTGTGTTATGGAATGGAACAAGCCCAAAAGTTTTTGGTTACGATTTACATGATAATATATGCACCGATGTGCCATATGATTTTAAACTTCCAGGAAGTTATCTGTTTGATTTTGACTTTGATGGAAATGAGGTTGAATATCCATTCACCGATGATGTAAAATTATACGATATAAATAAAATTATAGAGTCTATTGATAAACAATAAAGGAAATATGAAATGAAAGAAATTATTAAAGAAATTATTCGTGAAGAAATGATGAAGACTTCCGCAAAAAAGTATTATTTTATGTCAGGCTTGCCTCGGTCGGGAAGCACTCTACTCTCTTCAATTTTAAACCAGAATCCTAGAATGTATTCTGGACCCAGTTCTCCTGTCGTGGGTATTATGCTCACTCTGGAGAATGCACTCTCAACTGATGAATTATTTTTGGCTTTTCCAAAACCTGAACAAGCAGGAAAAATAATTAGTAGTATTATTGAAAATTATTATTCTGATGTTGATAAACCAGTAATCATTGATAAAAATCGTTCATGGGTAAATCGTATGCATTATATTCCAGGCTATTTTGGAGTTGAAGCAAAAATTCTTTGCCCAGTCAGAAACATGGATGAAATTCTCACTTCATTTATTACTATGCATAATAGAAATCCATTTGAAACAAATGGTAAAATTAATTTCATTGATGAGATGTTGATTAAAAATAATATACCACTGAATGATGAAAATAGGTGTCAACTTCTATCAGGACCTAATGGCATTGTTGGACAAAGTTATGGCGGTATTCAACAAGCTATGATGGACGGCAGACAAAAACAACTTCACTTTATTGAGTATGATGACTTAATGAATGACCCAAAAGAAACGATGCGTAAAATTTATGAATTCTTAGATGAAGAATATTTTGAACATGATTTCTCAAAGATAGAAAATATACATAAAGAAAATGATGCGGCAGTATATGGTCTTTCGGATATGCATGATGTTCGGGATAATTTAGAAAAGATTTCTAAGGATCCAAAAGAAGTATTGCCCGAGTCTATATATGAAAATTGTCAAGGAGCTGAATTTTGGAGAAATGCACATGAAGATTACTCAGAAAAAGTTGAAGATTTCACACCAAATGAATCTTCGGCTGATGTAAATCCTTCCTCAAATGAGGATAACACAAAACTTATAGGACAATAAAATGGAAAATACACCAAAAACACTTGCACAAATTCAAGGCACTATTAGATCAGCCAGAGACAGTGTTTGGGTCATCACAGACGAAATTGAAAAATTAACTGCTGGTGCATCACCAAACAAAAACAATAAAGGTAACATTGAAAGAAATGTTGGACATTTAAAATTGGTTGTTGCTGACACAGAAATTGTCAATTCAGGCGAAGATATTGCCGATCTTATTGCAGCAATTGCCACGGGAGAAGCAAAACTTGCTGAAGCTATTTGGCCCGTTGACGAAGACAATACATAAAAACTAACGGTCTATATTATGAAAAAAATTCTAATTATGGGATTGCCTGGTTCGGGCAAGACATTTCTTGCTAAAGAACTTAAGCAATATCTTGAGGACAACGGGGATTTAATGAAAGTTAACCCTCAACGTGCATATGAAAGTTTTCCAGGTCCTAATTTATTTAAAGTAAGTGTAGATTGGTTTAATGCGGATGATGTACGCAAAAAATTTAACGATTGGGACTTTAGTAAAGAAGGCCGCATTCGTCAAAGTTTACGTATGTTTCAGTTTGCCTTAGAATCTACAGGTGAATTTGTTATCTGTGATTTTGTTGCACCATTAGTAGAAATGCGTAACAACTTCAAAGCAGATTGGACTATCTGGGTCGATACTATAAAAGAAGGTCGATACGATGACACCAATAAAGCATTTATTCCTCCTGGACATTATGATTTTCGTGTTACAGAACAAAATTGTGAAAAATGGGCGGAGTTTATTGGTCAGCACATCCTTGCCGACATGCGCAGGCCTGTTTTTGATTGGAAACGAGAAACCGTGCAGATGCTAGGCCGTTGGCAACCGTGGCATCCAGGTCACAGAGCATTGTTTGACAGGGCTATTGTGAAGACTGGTCAAGTTGTCATTCAAATCAGGGATTGTCAAGGTTGGAATGGGTCTAATCCGTTTGCCGCAGATCAAGTCAAAGACATAATCAAACGTGATCTAGACCCTCTGTATCAAGGTCAATACGAAATTCAGCTTGTGCCTAACGTGACAAACATCACATATGGCAGAGATGTGGGATATAAAATTGAGCAAGAAGTGTTTGATGATGCTACTCATGCAATATCGGCAACTGAAATCAGAAAGAATATGGGTGTTGATTTCCCTAAAAACACAATCTTATAAATTGTCTTTTATTTTATAACAAAGCCCGCCTCATCAGCGGGTTTTTTATTTTCTCCCTTATTATAAATAGAAGATGAAATTCATTAAGGGGCATAAGTAAATGAGCACAAGCAAACCAGCATCAAGAGAAGAATTCAAACAATTCTGCCTTAGAAGACTAGGTGCGCCTCTCTTAGAGATAAATGTAGATAGCGATCAAGTTGAAGACTGCATTGAAATTGCATTTCAATATTACTACGACTATCACTATGACGCAACAGAAAAAGTCTATCTAGCACACGCAGTCACGCAAGAAGATAAAACAAACAAATACATCACAGTACCAGATGCAGTCATTGGTGTGATGAACATCTTTGACATTGGTGACAGCTATTCTACAAACAATCTTTTCAATTTGAGATATCAGATTTCTTTGAATGATTTGTACTCATTCAACACTGGTCCGTTTGCGCCATATTACATGGCATTTCAAAACGTTGCAATGGCAGAAGAATTGTTTGTCGGTAAACAATCTCTCAGATTCAATCGTCACATCAACAGAGTTTACATTGACATGTCTTGGGACACAAAAATAACTGTCGGCGAATTCATTATCATTGAAGGATATCAAAAGATTGATCCTGACACATTCACAGATGTATACAACGACAGATTCTTGCAAAAGTATTGTACTGCACAAATCAAAAAGCAATGGGGTGAAAATCTTAAAAAGTTTGAAGGTCTTTCTATGCCAGGTGGTATTACATTCAACGGACAAAAAATCTGGGATGAAGCTACAGACGAAATTCAATCATTAGAAGCAGAAGTCATTAGCACGTATTCTTTACCAGTTACTGATATGCTAGGCTAATCACAATGGCACGCAATCGTTATTTTAATCAATACACACCTGTTAAGCAGGAACAAAGTCTTGTTGAAGATTTAATTATAGAATCTATCAAGATTTATGGTGTAGATGGTTATTATCTTCCACGAACACACGTAAATTTAGATAAGATTTATGGCGAAGATGCATCTATGCTTTTTGATGATGCACTTGAAATGGAATTTTACATCAAAAGTTTTGACGGCTTTCAGGGACAAGAAGACTTTATGGCAAAGTTTGGTCTTCAGGTTGATGAATCTGTCACATTTGTTGTTTCACAAAAACGATTCACACAATCGCTAAAAACATCTATAATCACAGAATATTCATATAATATGTTGACTGAAGATGGAGATGAATTATTAAGCAACAGAAATGATGTTTCAGAGTATGATTACGAAACCATTGTGAGACCGAGAGAGGGCGATCTAATTTGGATTCCTATGCTTAAGGCTATGTATGAAATTAAATTTACTCAAAATATTGAGAACTTCTTCCAATTAGGCAAACTATACACATACGAACTACGTTGTGACAAACTTGAATACTCTAGCGAACGTATTAATACTGACATTGCCGAAGTTGATGGAATTGAAGATAAATACAGTTTGTCAACTACTAATAGTGAAAAATTACTTGACGAAGATGCATTCTTATTCTTGCTTGAAGATGGCACATTCATTGTCAACGAAGCCGACGTTGTTGTCGCAGCAGAGATTTCAGCAGATAATGAAGAGATTGGTCAGAAAATTATTGACGATGATATTCTAGATTTCTCAGAACAAAATCCATTCTCATTGACAAGGACTTTCTAATATGATGTTCGGACACGACTTCTATCACGGAACGCTAAGACGTTACGTAATCATGTTTGGTAATTTGTTTAACGAAATTCAAGTTGACAGATATGATTCTGCGGGAATCAAACTTCAAACTGTCAATGTTCCAATTGAATATGGACCAAAACAAAAGTTTATTCAAAGAGTCACTAGCGATCCTGATTTGGATCGCAATATTTCTACTACTTTACCAAGACTTGGATTTGAGTTTACTGGCATGTCATATGCGCCTCAACGCAAATTAAACAGCGCACATAAAATATCTAGAGGTGTAAACACAGGAGGATTAGATTTCAACTTTATGCATACACCTGTGCCATATGACTTTAGTTTTTCGCTACATGCACTTTTTAGAAACACTGAAGATGGTACACAAATTGTAGAACAGATTGTGCCATTCTTTACTCCAGACTTTACTGTGACAATGAAGATGATTCCAGATTTATCTCTTAACATGGATATTCCAATTGAGTTAAACACAGTAACTTCATCAGACACATACGAAGGAGATATGGATTCTCGCAGAATTCAAACGTATCAATTAGATTTCACAGTCAAAGGATATTTATTTGGACCAATCAAGAAGTTCAAATATATCGTTAGAGAAGATATTAATTTTATTGATGACAATTCTGCAATTAACAAAGCGATCATATCTACTCAAACATTTACTGGAAACTCTGAGTTTGAAACGACTGAATCTCAAACTAATAACAATGGATATACGTCATAATGAAGAAAACAGTTGATGATAAGTTGAATGAGATATTTGATGTGCAGGGTAAAATTATAGAACAAGAATTACCTGTAATGAAACAATTGAATAGTGATGTTCTAAGTGGTACACCAAATGATGAATCAATTGATGCCGATTATGAATACGCACGACAAAATTTGAAACTGTTCATTGAGCAAGGTAAAGTTGCTATGGAAAATATTATCTTCTTAGCAAAAGAAGGTGAATCACCAAGAGCATATGAAGTTGTTGGTCAGCTAATTAAAACATTGTCAGATACAAATAAAGATTTATTAGACTTAGGCAAAAAAGTAAAAGATTTAAAATCTAAAAAAGATGACTCATCACAACAACCATCAAGTCAGCATATAACGAATGCATTGTTTGTTGGTAGCACAGCAGAACTACAGAAAATAATTGGCAAGAGATGACACCGAAATCCTACTTAGGAAATTCTAATTTAAAAGCATCTGGCGTATTACTGAATTTCACTAAAGAAGAAATTGAAGAATACGTTAAATGTGCTGACGATCCAATATACTTTATTGAAAATTATTGTAAGATTGTCACACTAGATTACGGGCTTCAGCCATTTAAACTCTATGATTGTCAAAAGAACAAAGTAAAGATTATCCATGAGAATCGTAAAGTCATTCTTATGGAGGGGCGTCAACAAGGCAAAACAACAACTTCAGCAGCATACATTCTTTGGTATACTTTATTTCAAGGAAGCAAGACTGTAGCAATTCTAGCTAACAAAGCAACGGCTGCAAGAGAAGTTTTATATCGTTATCAGATCATGTACGAGAATCTTCCTGCATGGCTTCAGCAAGGTGTCACTACATGGAACAAAGGTGACATTGCTTTAGAAAATGGATCAATTGTATTCACAGCAGCAACAAGCGCATCAGGTATTCGTGGTAAGTCAGTTAATTTGCTGTATGTTGACGAGGCTGCTATCATACCAAACAATATAGCAGAGCAATTCTTTACTTCAGTTTATCCAACAATTTCTGCTGGTGAAACAACAAAGATTCTGTTAAGTTCTACTCCACTAGGATACAACCATTTCTGGAAGTTCTGGAATGATGCCGATAATGATAGGAATGGATTTGTCAATTTATTTATTCCTTATTGGGAAATTCCTGGTCGCGATGAAAAATGGGCATCTGAACAAAGAAGACTGCTAGGTGAATTGAAGTTCAATCAAGAAGTGTTATGTAACTTCTTAGGTTCTAGTCTAACACTCATTGCTTCCGATTCTATTGCACAAATGTCTGCTAGCCCTATTCTCTATCAAAAAGATGGACTAGATATATACGAAAACGTTGAAAAAGATCATGCATATTGTATTGTAGCAGACACTGCGAAAGGTGTAGGCGGTGACTATTCAGCATTTCAAATATTAGATATAACTAAAATGCCATACAGAATTGTGGGTAAGTACAGAAACAATCAAATCAGCCCACTTTTGTATCCATCAGTAATTTACAGAGTAGGTAAAGAATACAATGAAGCATATGTTCTAATTGAAATTAATTCTTCAGAGCAAGTTGCAGAAATTTTGTATGCAGAATATGAATATGAAAATATTATTTCTGTTAACAGAACACCACAGGGTCAA